GTCGGTGGTGTGTTGTCGTAGATGTCGCGATCATGGGCCAGGATCAGTGAACCGCTCTTCGCGGTGCCTACTCCTGGAATGTAGTGCACCTTGAAGTCAGTGAACAGAAACTTCTCGTACAGTTTTCCGTACTGATTAAAGCGTGTGCCGCCAAACTCTGTAGGGTTGAGGTATATCTCGGTGAGAACCTGCCCCGGCACCGGTGTGGCGCCTGGCATCTTGACATCCTCGAGATAATCAAGCCCATTCACAATGATCGAATCCTTGAACTTCTTGGGTCCAGGTCGGACCTTAAAGTAAGTCTTCAGACCACTGCTGTAGGCAGCAGCCACCGATTCGGACTTTACGCCCCCGCGCGGGGCGGATTTCTTCTTTGCGGCAGGTTTAGGGGTTTTCTTTGCCGTCAAGACGACAGTCTTAAGGACATTTGCGTTTTGCTTATCCATAGCGTGAAAGAGAGTGTTTCTCAGCTTTATAAATCTTCCTCCTCCGGCTTGAGATCGGAGGCTGTAAATCTTATACAGATTTTATACCCACTGGCTTACATGCGATTATGAGTCGCACCGCGGCCTGCGGTCCCGATAAAAGGCGCCGCACTAAGAGGCCCTAAGGCCCCGAGAATCTATTCGAAAGCTGATGTTAGAGCTTTCCGACGGCGGCCCGCGGTCTGCTCAGCTTCGTATTCGAGGTCAGCGTAGTAATCGTCTGCCATGGCTTCGTCGTTAAACGACGCCAGCTCCTCCTCTACGCCTACATATGCCTCCATAGGTGGGACGGGAGCAAGCTCTTCGTCGACATTGTCCGCCTGTTCATCAACAAAGGCGGCGACAAAAGCCCTTCCCTTCTCACCAAGGAGCGCACGCCCCTTCTTTGCGGTACCTGGTTTGCCTTTCAAGACATTCCACGCACCGGATCGAATTCGCTCCATCCGGTTCAAGAACCGAATTCTGCGAGCTTCGTCTGCTGCCTTCTGCTCTTCAGCAGTTTTGGGCCGGGCTCGGCCCATTCGCTCCGCGCTAGTCGTAGGGAGAGGTGCAATATTGGACGCACCTGCATCACCAGACACACTAGCCGGAGCTTCACTCGAATCAGCCCACTTTCCAGTGGTCTCAAACAGAGTGCTCTCGTCAAACAAAGAGCTGACAAGAGTAGCTGCACTGATCACGCCCTTTTGCTCTCGTGCCACTCCTGCAATGGTAGGAACCATAGTGCGGAGATCTACACGACGATGTGGGGGCATGTACAAGTTACAACATTCAATGAACGATGGGAACTCCGGACCCTGAAGGCTAACGGCAAGTTCCAAATCGACGGCAGGCTCAATAAGTTCTTGATCTGCGGGTTCAAATGGATCCGCGGGTGTGAGCTTTA